TTATTTTAGAATCTTTTCTAATTCATCTAATTTGTTTAGCACCGTATCCCGAATAAATGCCGAATTGGTTTTATCCAGTTTTAACGCTTCAATTCTTTCTTTCGTTCCTTTTGGAAATACGATATTTAGTCTATAGTTGTTTTGCTCATATTTCCTTACTGCTTCTCGCTGTTTTTTTGTGGTTTTTAATTCCATGTTTTACTTCCTTTCCTTTTTATATTTTATAACATAATAACATATGTGCGTTATATTGTCAACGTTTATATGTGCGTTATTATATTGCACAAATTCAGCCTTTTATATGTGCGTTATTTTGTTTATTATTACATATTGTTTTTTACATCTATGTGCGTTATTATAATATCATAAAACACAGGGAATACTAATTCACTTATAATCTTGAAAATCCTGTGTATAAATATTAATGTTTTTTAAGGGCTTTTCCCGGAAAGGTGGATATTATGGCAACAAACAAAGAACAGGAGAGCAAAAACATGAAAAATATGATATATGGAGTATCAAGCAGATATTCTTTCGGGCAATGGGAACATGTCGTTTTCCATTTTAACGATATGGATTCCGCACAAAAATGGCTCCATACGGAAGGTTGTAATTTTTGTGAACGAGAAATTATGAATAAAACTGAAGCTATAAAATTAGCTGGTTTTGAAGCTGTTAAATATGCTCTTGAGTACGATGAATATGATTTTTAAAAAATGGCGGCATTAAGCCGCCATTTTTTTGTTGATGCTTATACAAAAACATATTTCAACTCACATAATGAGCCGGGTCATTATGACTATTAACAATCCCTTGCATTGTTAATATATATATTATAATCAATGGAATTGATTATGTCAATATTTTTATTTACTCTGATTTTGTCTACATTTTTGTAAACTCTACCAGTTCCGGCGCACCGCTGATAAAATAGCCGTCTGCCGTCCTGTACATTGTTTTGCCGTCCACTGTTAAGATATGCGTTACTGTTTTTGTGCTAAATGTAGTTGCACCTCTTACAACATCGTTGTCCCATGCCGGACGGTTACGCACCCGGATACTGCCGGGAAAAATCCGCTTAATTTCCCCAGCGCATCTTTTCGCAGGCACATCAAAAAACATATCTGTTTCGGTGTCCCGTTCTTCTGTGCTTTCTGTATCCTCTGTATAGTCCTGTGGCTTTGTATCCGGCTCATTTTCGGGCTTTTCTTCTACAGGTCTATAATCCTTTAACACTTCGCCATTTTCGGCGAATACAGCAAAGTTATTCTTTTTTGCCGCCGCTTCTGCCGCGTCCTGCTTTTTGTATTCCTTATTCGTGGCAGTGTCAAATTCTTTTCCGATATATACACTCATTTTTTATTCTCCTCTGTATGCTCGTGCTTCGTCCGAATTGTGAATATCTCTGTAGATGTCGCGATATCTGCTGTATCCCATGTAATTTTCCATGCCGTCTTCATCTGGATTTCTGCCCAGTTCTGCATTATATACACGATAGATGTACTGTCTAAGCTGATGCTGTGCATACTCTTCTGATTGTTTTATATTGGCATCTACATATTCGTATAAATTGGAATCCCATGTTGCGTTGTCCGGGATTGCAGCAACATAGTTTTCCAGCCCGTCCGGGTCTGCAAGACGTCCCAGCAATTCAAGATATGTACAGTTTACATAGTATTCTTTTTCTTCCTGGCTCATGCAGTCCGCGCTTTCTTCCGGCTCGTCTGTCGAATCGTCCGTGTCTTCTTCTGTATATCCTACCCCGAAGCCTACGCAGATGCCGCGTGCAATAGCGTTCATCGTTTCATCAAATTTTCTTTCATAAAGTTCCATATCGTCCACATCGTCCACGAAACACGTTTCTAATAATGCGGAAGACACGCCCAGATTTTTGACCTTGTTAATTACAAGAAAATTTTCTGTCTTAACTCCGCGATTGCGGTATCCCAATTCTTCCATGTACTCTAAAATAAGGTTTTCTGTTCCTGTTGTTGCTTCGCGCGGTGTTACGTAAATCTCTGTGCCACCGATACTGTCGTCCCCGGTTTCGTCCCCGCGTCCGCTGTTTAAATGGACCTCTAACACATAATCGCAATCCGAAAAATCTACCTGTAAGCCCAAACCTCTATTACAGTCTTTAAATGCGTTGCGTTCGTATGGATACACTACTGTATCAATGCCGCACGCTTCTAACTTCGCATCTAATGCTTTTACAATGCGGATAGTTTCGTCCGCTTCCTCGTAACCATAACCGCACGCGCCGCAGTCCCCGGCGCCATGACCGCTAATTAAACCAACTTTCATGTTTTTGTCCTCTCTTTCTCTCTATTAATTGTTTTCTGTTTCTGTGTCTGCTTCTACTTCTGGGATACCTGTAATGCTCATCAGAACGGACAGCATGCCAGCAAGGACACTTGCAGACATTACATATTTCCAGTCCACCTGTCCCATTGCCGCCGCTGCGCCGATTCCTGCAATCGCTGCCTGTGCCATTGTTTTAATTGCTCTTACTGCTGCCGCCTTTGCCCACTTTGTTGTATTTACTGATACTTTAAATACTGTGTTTTTAAACATTGTTTATCGCTCCTTCCAAATCTGCTATTCTGTGATTTGCTACATTTATTTTTTCTTCGTCTACCTCTGCGCGTTTTTCTAACGCATATGTACGTTCTATAACGCTGTTATGCTTGTCTACACGCTTGGTTAATTCCTCTAACTTGTAATCTAACAAGTTGCGTGTCTGTTTTGCCTGCGAAGCATTGTTAATAACGCATACCGCAAGTGTTACCCCGGCAGATAATGCCGCAGAAATGATTACTTCCATTCGTTTCTCCTTTCTTTTTTATTTTTTGTCTGCTTTGTTTTAACTGCTGTTGTGCATTTTAATCATCTCCTTTTTACGCTGTTCCGTGTATTGTTACATGGAATGTGATATTTTTGGTTTCGCTCTGCGGTGAAAAGACAAATCCGCTTATTTTGTTAGTGGTATAATATGTTACAACTACACCTACTAAGCCCGTTCCTGCATATGGGGTTACATTTACACAGTCGAAATAGCTAATTCCATTCGGTACAGAAATGGAAAATGCTGCCCAGTAAGCATTGCCATATTGGTTATTCATCGTATAGTTTGCGCCTGTGGTTTTCCCCGTCATGATTTTGTATCCGTTTGCAAGCGTTATTACTTTCCAATTTGCTGCATCTCCGTTTCCAGAAGCTCCAACGCTTTTATAACTTCCTGTTGTGTCTGTAAATACAGCCCTTTCCGGTACGTCCGACCCTAGACTATGTGCGCACTTAACCGGCACTCCGTTTTTGAAATATATTGGTTGTTCTATGTTACCCGCATTTGCGTTAAGCTTGTTTGCACTGGTTGCCGCTCCGCCCGCGGAAGCACTTCCGGCATAATTGTGTGTGTGTCCGCTTGCCGCTTTACTGTCCACCTGTTCTTTTAGTGTTTTTCCCATTGCCGCAGACAAACAATCTGTTGTGCTTCCCGATGCTAAATTATTTTGTACCGGTCGCCATGTATTTTCCGTCGGCGGTGTATACCCCAATGCGTTTACAACCATTGTTTTATTTATTCCAGTAATATATCCTGCTCCGTTTGTGAGTTGGTTGGTGTTTGTTGGTATTGGCGGCTTACCTGTAATCTTGTCCCACGCAATAGTATCTTTTGCCGCTGCCGCGTTCCATTTTTTGCGTTCTGTTTCTGTTATATGTATTGTTCCATTCCCTGCATGTGAATCGAACTCGTTTTTATTTGCTTTTGTTCCTATTGCTGCATTAAGAGTATCCATTATCGTTTGATTTTCTTTTATAACCGCCGCAATTTCTTCGTTTGTATATTCTTTTGCTGTCTGCAATATAGTATTCCAGTATTCGCGCTCTGCTTCTTCGATATGAATGCCCTTATCTGCTAAATGCTCGTTTAAGTCCTGTCCTCGCTGTGCTTCTGCCTGCTGCCGTGCCGTTTCATTTGCCTGTCTGTCGCTCTCCGCATGCTGCCGTGCTGCTTCATTCGCTTGTCTGTCGCTTTCCGTCTGCTGTCGTTCCGTTTCTTTTGCCTGTCTGTTGTTCTCCGCCTGCTGCCGTGCCGTTTCATTTGCCTGTCTGTCACTCTCCGCCTGCTGTCGTGTCGTTTCTTTTGCCTGCCTGTCGTTCTCCGACTGCTGCCGCGCTGCTTCATTTGCTTGTCTGTTACTCTCTGCATTAACTCTATCCGTTTCCGCCTGTTTTCTCGCTTCCTCGGCAATCTTTACAGCTTCTTCTACTTTTAATACTTCTTCTTTTGTTTTAATCAAATCGTCTATGTACTTCTGCACGCGGTCTTCCAGTGCAGTCATTTCGTTACTGGATAATATAGCGCTGTCATCGCGCTGTGATTTCTCTATTTCTATCTCAAAAGACTGCGTTGACAGTACCAGCGTATTTGCCGCGTTTCGTATTTCTACATCTGCATGTGCCGTGCCCGCTGCCGCAAGCGCTTGATTTGTAAGCTGTATAATTACTTTATTGTCCTGTATTGCACATTCGTTATAGCAGAAATGTCTATCCGGTTTTTGGATATTTACGATTGCAATATATCCGTCCGGTATTTTGTATTCCGTGTTGTCTTCCTGCAAAATTGTTGCCCGGACGTATCGTGTAGCCTTGTCCCCCTGTTTTGCGGAAACAGTAAACTTTTTTTCTTCGCCGTTGAAATGCAATTCAACATCTGTTATATTTTTTAATTCTGCCATCTATCCGCTCACCGCCTTTATTGGTTTTGCTCGTTTGTTTCTTCCTGTTCTGTCTGCTCTGTATCTTCTTTTAATACTTTTTTAGCTGCTGTTTTTGCCTTTAATAATTCCGTGTTTAACTTGTCCAGCTGTTCGCAATGTGTATTTTGTGCCTGTATGTATGTATTTAGCAATTCAATTTTTGCCTGCCCTCTTATATCTGCTAAAACCCCGTTTAATACTCCTTCGATAACGCAAGCCGGTAACTGTTGCAGCCGCATAACGTGTTGCACGCTGTTTAGCAATTCCCCTCTCGCGCACTCAATCCGAACTTCTACAGGTATGTTGTTATTTTCCATTTTGTTGTCCTCTCTTTCTCTACCATGGTGATGCTGTCCAATCTCCTGCCTGCACGATTTCACCTGTGCCCGCATTAATCTCGAAAACTCTTATTTCTTCGCCATCTTCGTTTTTCCCGGCAATTCGTATAACGCTGGGATATAGTCGGATTGCAGCGCCCGAATTGCTTAGTACAAATGTATTGTAGTTAATATACGCCTGCGTGTTTTCGGCAGTTGCGTAATACAGCCCATCGCTGTTAATTTCAAACGGTCCGATTTTCCCGGCTGGCATTGTTGCCTTGCCATTCAGTCCAATAGTAAAATTTCTGTTCGCTGTTACAACACCGTTAAAGTTAATCTTTTCCGCTTCTATAGTTGCTTGTTCCGCTGACTGGTTAATCCTGGATATAATTTCATTTGCTCCTACTTTTTTGCTTACTTCCGAATTAATTTCGTCGGCTTTTTGGTCTATCCGGCTTGTATCCTGTACCGTTGCATATCCTTCCAGTTTCCGGCTCACTTCGGATGTGATTTTGTCCGCCATTTCTGTAATCCGGCTTTGCAGTTCTTCTGTGGTTTTGGGACATTCGTATTCCTTTGTCCAGTTTCCGTTATCGCAATAATACACATATCCCGTATTTAAGTCTAAATACGTCTTGCCGTAATATACCGAATCTGTATATCCCGCTTCCTGTGGTGTGCCATAATTGTAGTAATTTATATCTTTTTCATACTCGTCTGCGCTCCAGTAACCACTCGTTTTTGCAACAAGTCTTTTAATCTGTTCCGCATTCTCTTGTATTTCCGTACGCATAACAATTGTTGTTGGATACTGCTTTAATTTTTCCACTGTGCTTGCTTCTGCATTTTCCTGTGCGGTCTGTGCCTGTTCTTCTGCATACGCTTTTGTTGTTTCTATTTTTTTCTCGAAAGTCTTATTTAATCCGTCTTCTGTTTCTTCTATTTTTTTGGTTATCTCTATCTTGGTATAGTACCCGCTTTTTAATTCGCTTTTTACACTATTTATAGTTTGCTGCGTTTCTTTTTTTGCTTCGTTTTCAGCTTCTTTCTGCACTTCTGCAAATGTTTTTGTGGTATTCGACAGTTCTACAGTATTTTTCTGTGGGCATTCCGGGTAACTTGTAATTTTAACAATCCGCTGTTTTTCTCTCGTGTTTGTTCTTTTCGATACAATCGTTACTGTATCCCCGATTGCATAATCCAGTATGCTGTACTGGTCTTTTGTAGTTTTTGCAAGGTCTACAACGTCCGCTGTATATGCTGTATACGGCTTTGCCATTTCCGCCAGCTTTGCCGTTCCGTCTTCTAACAGACTATCCTGCTTGGTATAGCGCTCATCTTTCCATATATATAGTTTCTTTTTTGTGCTGTATGTGTAATTTTCTAAATAGTTCTTGCCATTGTTATCTATTGTTATGCCGTCTTTACCAACCGGCATAAGCTGCGTGTAAAAGTCGTATGTATCTGTTGTTGCTGTTAATTTCCGCAGATTTAACTTTTCAATGAAATAGCATCCGCGGTCTTCTCCGATTGTGTCGTAAATGCTGACGCATTTATTTATGCTATCTATTTTGCATTCTACCCGATACGTAGGCAGGCAATCCTGCAATACATCCCATGCTGTAGTTGCTTCCTCTTTGTTTATGGTTCTTTTCTTTTTTGCAGAATAGTCTTTTACTGTCCAGCCTATCCCGGAAAATGCAAACTCTAAGCACGCGCCTATTGTCTGCTCTTGGCTCTCGAATCCATACGGGAACGCTGTCCCTTCCAGTTCTTCCACATTAAGCTGTGCTGTGTACTCATTATATTTTTCCCCGGTTTTAATTGCCCGGATAACGTATTCGTCTGTTTTCGTCCGCATATAATATTCTGTTTTTAAAGCATTTACATATGTACCGTTTACCGGATATTTAAAAGTAAGTTCTTTATCCCCACTGTCCAGTGTTTCCACTATTTTGCGTTCTTCGTATCCTTTTAACGTGCATATTCGCTGTTTTTTGTCGTTATATACTTGCATTTCTACCTCTATAGCCACATCGGCGCATACTTAACTTTTACAACTGCATCTGTTCCGTTAAATGTTAATACTGTCTTTTCGCGCTCCAGTACAGGGAACTCCCACAAATCCACAGCCGAAAAAGCATTTATCCCGTTTATTGTTGCTGTGCCATCTGTTCCATTAATAACAAGCGTTTTCCCTGCTTCCAGTGTTGCGATTTTTATATCTTCTGCAAATCCGCAGATTACAAAATTGCTTATCTGCTTCTTTGCGTAAATTTCGATTGTTGCCGGGGTCTTCCTGCTCCCGGTTCTTATTACTGTGCCGGATGTCGTGCCGTCAAACGTGTACATCTTTTCTTTGTCGTAAAAATACCCTTCTACTTCTATGTTAAGCTTGTAGCGGTCTTTTACTTTTAACTTTTCGTAATCCGTACTTGTCGCAAAAGCTTTATATTTACCTTCGTAGCCGTCCACCTCTAAAATGCATGACTTTTGGAAGTGTTCCAACAATGCCGACATATTACGGATTATGCTGTTGCGGTTTTTTCCGCGGAAATATAGGCACAATTTAAGTTTTCCCAGTGGTATATCTGTTTCAAATTCCTGTGGGATTACTGCACCTGTTATAAGTTCATAATCCGTTTGCAGGCTGGGCGGTAATACTTCTGCTGTCAACTGCTTTGCATTGTATTTTCTTATGTCAATGCCATTTACTTTCATTTTTACCGCCCCTTTCTTCTGTCTTCTGCAAGTTTTTCATCGACCTTGTTGTATGTTTTCCCAGCGATTTCCTCGCTATCCAGATACGTGTAATTCTGTACTATAACCGTTGTTTTCTGCTCGGTTGCTTCCAGCTTCTTATCCAGCATATTATTTAATTCTGTATAGAACGGCTTTAGCGGTAATATCGCTTCTCCGCCTGTTTCCGGCTCTCCCCCGGCTAACAAAGTGTTGCCGTTCATGCCGAAAATCATAGAATCGTTCATAATTGCGCCGGACTTGTACCAGTCTACATTTAAGTGCGGCACACTCGGCGGATTCAAAGAAAAACTTCCGTCTATGCTAAAATGCGGCATCTTTAAATCTGGGAAATGCCAGTCAAAATCGAATTTATCTTTTATCCATTCTATTGCATCGCCGACTGCTTCTTTTGCCCTGTCTAATGGCTCTGTAATTGCATCTTTTATACTGTTCCATTTGTCGGATGCAATAGATGCGATATTTTCAAACACACCTGTTACACTATCCTTTACTGCTTCAAATTTACTTGTTACAAAATCTTTTATTTTGTCAGCTGTGTCACCTATTGTGTCGCTGATTTTGTTCCAGATATCTGTTGCTACCGTATGTATAGCAGAAAATGCTGCCGTTATTCCAGCTTTTAAAATCTCGAATTTTGATAAAACAAAATCACGAATTTTGTCAGCTGCGCCGCCTATTGTGTCGCTGATTTTGTTCCAGATATCTGTTGCTACCGTATGTATGGCAGAGAACGCTGCCGTTATGCCAGCTTTCAGAATCTCGAATTTTGATAAAACAAAATCTCGGATTTTTTCTACAGTGCTGCTTATTACTTCGCTTATATTGTTCCATGTTTCGATTACGAAATCTTTGCAGTTCTGCCATATAAACTGAAACGGCAGCGTTATAATCGTAAATGCTGCATCGAATATAGATGCAATTGTCATAATCACAACTGTTATAACATTTTTTATGGTTTCAAATGTGGTTGAAACTGCTTCTTTGCAGCTCTGCCATACTGCGCTTAAATGCTCTTTAAATTCGGTAAATTTTTCTTTTAAAGCATTAACTTTTTCTGTTATGCTCTCCTTTAGCTGCGTAAATGCATTTTTTACTGCATCCCATATGCCTGTAACCGCATCCCGGAAAGCTTCGCTTTTATTCCACAACAGTACTATAGCTGTTACAACTCCAGCAATCGCTATTACTGCCAGCCCCGCCGGTGACATCGCTGCTGTGAGTGCATTTTTTAGCAGCCCCGCCGCTTTTGAACCGCCTGCCATGAACTCGTTAACTTTTCCCAATCCACTTGACAGTTCTGCTGTAGCACTTACGATTTTAGATATGGCTAAAATAGCCGGTGCTGCTGCCGCTGCGAACCCGGCAACCTTTATGATTGTGTTCTGTGTTTCCGGGCTTAAACTGGCAAACTTATCTACCAAATTGCCAACCCATTCCGCACCTTCTCTTAATTTTGGTATTAATATATTGCCTATAGTAATGCCGATATCCTGCATTTTGCTTTTCAGTTCTGTAATCTGTCCCTGTAGATTGTCCTGCATATCTTCCGCCATGTCGGAAGCTGTTCCGGTACAGTCTTGCAGTGCCGCGTTGTAATCGTTAAAAGACTGCCCGGCTTCTTCGGCTTCGTCCGTTAATCCGTTCATAACGGTTTGCAATGCCGAGTACTGGTTTGTTCCTGCAATCGTCTTTGCAAGGTTGGCTTGCTGTTCGTCTGTAAGATTATTCCATACACCACGTATACCTGTTAAAATGTCCGAAAAGCTGTTCATGTTTCCTTCGGCATCGTAGATATTTACACCGTATTTAGCAAGCTGCGTGCCGCACTCTTTTGTATTTGTTGCAAGTCGTGTCATAATCGCATTTAGTGCTGTTCCGGCTTCTCCGCCTTTAACACCACTGTTTGCCATTACCATAAGCGCAGCGGTCGTTTCTTCCACGCTATAGCCCATACTGTGCGCTGTTGCCGCACAGTTTTTATACGCTTCGCCTAAATCTTCTGTTGTTGTATTGGAATTGCTCATGGCATATGCCATCTGGTCTGCAAATCCTGCCGCATCCTTTGCAGTTAGTCCAAAAGCCGTTAGATAGTCCGTTACTATATCCGATGCTGTTCCTAAATCCATTGCGGATGCCGCCGCAAGATTTAAAATGCCGCCGATACCGTCAAGCATACTTTCCGTGTCCCATCCGGCTAATGCCATGTATTCAAATGCCTGCCCAGCTTCTGTCGCGCTGTATTTTGTGTTACGTCCCCACTCCCTTGCTGCTTCGGTAAGCTTGTTTGTTTCTTCTGCCGTTGCTCCGCTCAGCGCTTTTACTTTGGACATCTGCGCTTCAAAATTCGCTGCTGTTTTCACGGATGCCGTGCCAATTCCTGCAACTGCCGCAGTTACATACATTGCTTTTTGCCCTACAGCTTGCAATGCTCCGCTTACTTTTCCGGCTTTCTGTGCGTAGCTTTCAAATCCCTGTTTTGCCATCTGCTCATTGCTGTTTCTCAATTCAATTTGCATATTGGCAAGTGCCGTTTTGTTCTTTGTTACGGTTTCAGTCTGCTTTTCGAGTGCTTTCTCCGTCTGCTTTATCTGCTGTTCATTTTCCTCGAAAGCCGCGGTTGCCTGCTCTAGTTCCTTTTTAAGGTTCTGTGTTTCTTCCGCATCTTCTCCTACAGCTTTTTTACTCGTGTTGTAGCTTTCGGTTGCCGCGGTTATTTTCTGTTTTAAGCTTTCCTGCTGCTTTTGCTGTGCTTTTAACTGGTCCGTTAATGTTTTATGTCTGTTTTCGCAGTCTTCTGTTTTCTGCTTCTGTATATCTATTTTTGCGCTTAATTCTTCCGTTTTCGCTTTTAAAACATCGGATTGTGTTCCGTACAGTTTTGCGTTTGCGGTCGTTAAAGCGTAAGTTGTTGCAAGTTTCGTGGTCTTCTGTTCGTACTCGTCCATTTTGGAATTGGCAAGCTGTTCATTTACGTCCTGCAATTCCACTTTCATATTTGTCAGGTCGGCTTCTGCCTTTGTTACTGCCGCGCTCTGCGTTTTAAGACTGTTTGTTGTATTCTTTATCCTCTGTTCGTTTTTAGTGTATGCGGTTGTTGTTTCTTCCAGTTCTTTTTTTAATTTCTGTGTTTCTTCCGCATCTTCTCCGACAGCCTTAACGCTTGCATTATAGCTTTCGGTTACTGCCGCAATCTTTTCTTTTAACTTTTCCTGTTGTTCTTGTTGGTTTTTAAGTCGATTGGTAAAGGTTTCATACTGGCTTTTGCAGTCCGCTATTTTGGTCTTCTGGACTTCCATTTTTTTGGTAAGTTCTGCAATCTTAGCCTGTAACGCGTCCGACTGTGTGCCGTACAGCTTCGCATTTGCCGCCGCTAAGCTGTATTCGCTGCTCAACTGCTTCATTGCCGCTGTTGCGGCGCGCATCGCCTGTTGATATTCTGTTGTAGAAGCACCAATCTTAATAGACGCTCCTGCCAATATGTCCACCACCTTATTAAAAAAAATGGTAGAGTTACGAATTTTAATAGTAGAGTTGTAGAGTTTATATTTTTATTTTTCCTTTACGGTTGCAAGTTCAAACTTTAAATGGTCTAACAGGCTTATTATTTCCGTCTGCATACATTCTGTTATAGAAGCGTTAAAACCTTTAACGCACAGTTTTACTACCCTGTCGAGATTCTCCCGGCAAATCTGCCATACATTTTTGTTATTCTCCGGCAAATCGTTATACCCATTTTCCTCGTCATACTCGTCAAACGCGCTTTTTTCTTTTGGCACTAATTCTGGTCGCTCCGGGTTTAATTCCAAAAATTTCGGTGTAATAATATCCTGCATAACAAAATGTATAGTCTTAGCTGCTGCCAGCTGTTCCATAACGTCCGCCTGTAAAATAACGCTTTCCGGTACATCAAAAAGTATTTTTATTATCTGTGCGTTAAAAGCAAATATTTTTTCGATGTCTTCCGCCTTTTCGCCGTGTTCCATTAGTTCGGTATATCTTCGATACTGCGCCGCTGTTATTTTGCTACTGTATAGCCGTTCTTCTTCCCGCGTTTCAGATTGTAATTTGATTTCGATTTCGGGGACTGTCCCCCATTCGTAAAATTTGCTGTCAGTTTGTCCGTTCTTCGTTCTACTTCCTTGCCCACTTCCATTTCAACTGCTGCAAATTCCATAATTACATCTGTAACGCTTAATCCGCTATTATCGTCCAGCAAGTCAGCAACAGTAAACTGGTTTCCGTACACATTGCAAATGCTTTCTAACATCTGTGTAAACTGTTCACTTGTATATAAGCCGTTTTTTTCTTCTGTACTCATTACGCTGTCGCGCACTTCGATATACTTTAAGTATGTCGCAATGCTCATTTTTGGCATTACGTACTTTTTCCCTTTTACAATAATTTCTCTTTTCATTTCCGTTTACTCCTCTGTTGCTTCTGCCGGTTCCTGAACTTTGCTAAACCAGTCTTTAATTGCTGTTGCCGCGTCTGTGTGTTCTGCTAAAAGATTGCTTTCGTCTACCTGTACGGCAAAGTTGCCATCACATGCGCGCTCGTTAAACGCGCCTTTAATTGTCGCTGTCTGCGTTGTTACCTTGTCTTCCTGTGTTGCATAATTGTCATCGTAGCCCTGCCCGAATGTTCCGCAGTACAGCCACGTGAACTCATATTTATTGTTTAACTTCTTTGCTCTGTATCCGACTGCAACTTCCGGGGCTTTGTCATCCTTGTTTTTAACAAGATAGCCTTTTTCATACAGATGTCCAAAAAGTAGCGCTTTATCCTGCGGCGCAAGACTGTTGACTTCTAACTCTACATCTGTACCCTGGTAATATTCGTTTGTGTCTTCTGTTCCGTCATCGGAATAAATTTTTTCGACCGTGAATTTATCGGAAATTTTTCCGCTAATCGCTCGTGCCAGCTTAACAGGTGTATCCGTTTCATATCCTGTCGTATCGTTTTTTGTTACTTTTGCAATGTAAATATCTCGAAATGATACCGTTCTTGACCTGACTACTTTTTCAACTGCACTCATTTTCCTCATCCTCTCTTTCTTCTGTTAATGTGAACCGGGCGGCATTCGCAAATATTTTTGTGTCCGTTTCTAAATCATCGTTGCTGCCTGCAAACATAAACCCTGCCGCACACATTAGCTTTTTAATTCTCTGTTTTAATTCAACCTGGTCTTTGTCCGACCATATGTTTATCTGTATATTTCCGGCTTCGACCTCTTCCGCATCGTCCGAATGTCCCGCCGGGGCTGTCCCTAAATTCCATAACGTTATATGCAGTTCCCGGATATTGGCATCGTACCAGCCTTGTTGCACCCTGTAGCCCTCTGCTGTAAGTTCCTGCAATGCTTCTGCCGCTTTTGCGATTATATCCACCGTTCCACCGCCTTTATTTTAGTTTTTCATCCAAAAGTTTTTGATATTCGTTGTCTGCGATACTGCTCCAGCCACTCTCAGATTCTCTCCGGGTATTTTGTAGGAAGTCCTGCGGCGGCATCCTGCTTGTCCCCCATTCTACGAATTTAAGGTAAAACCAGTTGCCCGCGTTTCTTTGGCTTCCGCTGCGTGAATCTCCTAAGATTTCCCAGCCGACGATTCCATGTGTTGTCGTTGCTTCTGTCGGCACATTGTCTGCCGCGTGTCCATCCGGTCGATATCCTTTTTTACCGCTTTTGCTGTTGTCGGCGCTTCGTGGAATGTGTGCCTGCATTTTTGGCTTTGCATAATCTACAGCACGTCTAAAAATCTTTTTATTCGTCTTTCGGATTTCTTTATCATCTGCCAGTTCTTCAAGCTGTTTCATTAACTCATTTAATCCGGTAAATTCCAGTCTTGTCTTCATCTTTTCGCCTTTTGTGTCAAAATCTGACACCGTTAAACTATCATGTTCGCTTTTAACTGTACGATTCTCTTATCGTCTTTGTAGTCATATGCATACAATTCGTATCTGCTGCCGTCAAATTCGATATAGTACTGTTTTAATTCCGCTACAATCTCTTTTATCTTTTTGCAGTTTCTTACTTCAAATACGATTGTGTTGTTCAGCCTGATTTCAAGTGCCTTGTACAGTTCTGTGCCGTACAGCTTGCCAGCTTTGCACCAACAGGCATAGTGTAACAGTGCTTCTTTTTCGGTGTTCCTTCCGTTTATAACTTCCGTCTGCCGTTTGTAGATTTTCATTCTTTCGTCTGCCATGCTCTGTCCTCTAATTTAACATCTCTTTTAACAGCATCGACTGTATCGCATAACGCATTGTACTTTTCTTGTTTTCCATTTGTTCCCGGTTGTCGTACAGTTCTTTTACGTACACGCACGTAAGCAAGCGCTGGCGTGCTGTCATGCTAGTGCTGTCAAAATCCGGTATCAGTTCCGTCATTTCTTCAATAACCGCATCGTAAATCATCTGTATAACGTTGTCGTCATCGTCGTAATCCACGTGTATCCACGCTTTCAGCTCCGCCAGTTCCATGTTTATGCTCCTCTTGTCTTATCCTGCTACCTTTTCGGTAATTTCACCTTTTACAATCGCTTCTACGTCAAATGCCTGCACATCGAATCTATCTCTAACTTTAATACCTGTTAAGTCCTTTGCCCATAAATCCCCTGCTTCTGTACTTAATTCAATTGTGATTTTTTCGCGGTCGAACAATGTAATGGCTTCTTTCATATCGCCCATGTAAACTGGGTATTTATATGCTGTCACACCGCTGCCGCCGCTCACTTCGGCATTTTTAAGTACTTTGTTGCTCACTTTCATAACCGGATACACACCAAAAAGCATTGTTTTGGTCTTGTCTGCCACGTCCGGTTGTAAAATATACTTTCCCTGCGAATCCTTTATTTTGTCCAGATAGTTATATCCAGACTGATTTGTAATAACAGCAGACGATGCTGCGATTGCCGGGTCCAGCTTCACATTGAACACATCTTTTAAGTCATCAAATGTATTTATAGCAACCTCTTTGCCCTGCGTAATCTCTGCCATTTTTTTGAGAATAGCTGCATTACGTGTTGCGCGTGATTTTTTTGCAATCCATTTATTCAAATATCCCAAAATGTTTTCTGCTGTGTCCTGCAATAACTCTCTTGTGGTCTTTAAGATGCCGCCTTTCTTTTTGATTTCGTATTTTACCTGTGTGAATTTTGGTGTGCTGCTCTCTGTAAACTCTGTTCCCTCATCAATATCTTCCCACGGTGTTGATTCTGCATCTTTTTCAAGCACACGGCTGCCGCTTTTTGTAGTTACTTTTTCAGTATTTACATACTGTTCCAAGTCGTCCGCAGTTCTGCGTAATTCGATAATATCTGTCTTTACATCTTCTGGCACTGTGAAGCCGCCATCTTCGCCGGAGTTTTCAGACATGGCATTCATGATTTTTTCATGTTTTTCCGGCATTTTTGTTCTTCTTAATCCGCAGACGATGCGGCTCACAAATGCAGCTTTGACTTCGTTTTTATTCGGCTTCGCTCCATTGCTGTCTTCTGCTGCCTGTCCTCCGCCTGTCAGAAGCTTGTCTTTTACCTTTTCATCTTCTTCGTCTTCTAAATCCATAAGGATATTAAATTTATCCTGCAAAGTGCCGAGTTCTGTTTTTGCTGTTTTCGCTTCTTCGATTTTTCCGGCTTTTACATAATCTTTTACTTCCTGTTTTTTTGCGTTAATCTGTTCAAGTAACTCTCTTAATTCTTTATTCATTTTTACCTTCCTTTCTTTGGTTCATCGTGTTCCATATAAAAACAAATCTTCTAAGATTTTGTTTTTTTCTTTCTCTGCTGCCCGTTTAGCTTCCTCTGTGCCTGCATTTTGGACTTTTAAGTCTTTTGGAATATTCCTATATCTTGCAAGCATATAATCTGTTGTACAGGCTGCCACCGCTTCCATGTTATCGTCCTGTTGTATATCAAACAATTGTGCCGCTTCTTCGGTATTAAACCAAGTTTCTGCATTGATTGCGGCTTCAATTTGTTCTCTTGTTACGTCTGGTAATACTTTTGTCATGTAAATGTCTGTAATCATTTGCTGGCATTTATCCAGTTTGTCAACAATCTTTGTAAAATCGTCCGCATTTCCGTATCCGAACGTTAGGGGCTTATGTATCATAATTTGCGCGCCTTTTGCAATTTCGATAGTGTCGCACGCCATCAAAATTACGCTCGCAATTGATGCTGCCAGTCCTTCAACGATTCCTGTTATCTTTCCGGTGTGTCGTTGTAAGATGTTGTATATGCCGATTCCGGCGAATACATCACCGCCGCCGCTATTTACGTACAGTGTAATATCTTCATCTTTTTCTATACTCTGCAAAAAGTCAGAAATTGACTGTGGGCATACATCTTCTGCGCTCCATCGGTCAGATTCGGCACTTACGATATCGCCGTAGATGTATAATTCTGTGCCGTTATCTTTTTTTAGTGTTTCCATATAACCGACATTCTCGATTTTTTTTCGTGTCTGCCGTGTAAACTCCATTCTAGGCATCTTCTTCAACTCCTTCCTTTGTCTTCGCTTGCATTGTCTGCATTTTGTTCGTCCTGCTGCCCAGTGTCTTCCTCCGGCGGGTCTTTTGCCTGCTCCGTGTTGTCTTCCGGTGCTTCTTTTGTTTGTTCGTTATCTTCCTGTTGTAAACCTTTTTTATATGCCGCGCCGACGTCTGTTAATTTTACGTATGTACCATTTACAATCAGCACATCGCCACCTTCCATGTCCTCTAAGTCCAGTTTTCTGCGGGCTTCGTTTACCGTTTCCAAGCCGTTGTTTACAGCTTCTTTTAATATTTCCATCTGCGTTTTGCTATCTGTTCGCAATAGTGCCTTTTCGTTTTGCCGGAAATACTTTCCGTCTTTTATTTCAAGTTCTGTTAATAACTTATAATCAACTTCTTCCTCATATTGTTTCAGTACAAAAAGCATTGTATCCACATAAAAAGATAACTGCTGCATTTCGCTGTTGCTGTAACTGCTCTTGCTGTAATCATTTATCTGGTTCGGTTTTATTCCGAATGCCGCAGCAATCTGCAAGGCGGAATATTTTTTTAATTCGACAAATTGCGAATCAGACAGTTTTACATTTAGCGGTGTCAGTTTCATCCCGTCTGGTATTGGCAGTACTCGCCCGCTGTTGCCGCTTCCTGCGCCGAAGCGCTCAATTATCTCCCGTATTTTTTCAATTTTAGATTTTTCAAGTGTTCCGGTATACTCTAGCGTTGCTTTTGCTGTAAGTCCATTTTTGTATAGATTATTTAGGAATTTCTGTGCTTCAATCACACCATCAACTGTCTCTTTTAAAACGTACTGCACCGGTAAGCCTGTAATTCCGTTTAACGTGTGTGACGTTTTAAAATGCAGCACTTCATCATTTTTAAAGATATACTGCTGCCCCGAATATCTATCTGTATACCAATACCAAACACCGTTGTCTGTTCCGAAATATCCAGCATCATCAATTATTACCTGCACGCAGTCAGACGGCATTATCCACAAGCCCAATGTCCTGTATTGCCCGCCGTATTTTTTCCGGTCAAATTGTCTTTGCACGTACACATACGCATTGCCGTAATGGTTACGGTTCATCTCTACAGCGTTCCAAAAAATTGTAGGTGTCATGTACGGATTCGGTCTGTGTTTTAACAAGATTGATACATCTGTATCTTTCGGTTCTTTGATTCCTTTTGCCGTATTTTGATAAAATTTCCAAGGCATTTTCGCGACTGTTTCCGACATCATTTTTAAACACGTAAAATATGTTATGTCTGCGGTTGGTTTGTTTTTGCTGCGTTTTATACCCAGCCATTCCAGTGTTTTATCTTCATCGTGTTCTGCTCCCGGCAAAACGTTTAAGTTAAACATTTTTGCTATTCCCATTCCCAGCTTTTGCCGAAAGTTCATTTTTTCGCCCTCTTTCTTTTCCTGTGTTTATATTCCCAGCGTGTCCATATAAGCAAGCCATTCATCTGTCTGTTGCTCTGCATCGATTTTGGTTTCACTAGTCATTGCCTGTGTCCAAGCGTCAATTATTGCATCGACTATATCTATTCTGTCGCCTGCAACGTCCTTGTTGATTTTTATTTCACCAAACGAATTTTTAACCACTTTTGCGTTAGCAAGCGACCACTGCACAGATTCGTTGCAGTCGTGTTCTATATGTCCAGCTTGTAATTCCAGCCTAAAATCTTCGGTTGCATCTCCTAATGAGCGCGCTGACTGTATCACCGCCAAACTATCGCACCCTAATTCTTCTAAATCGCTTAAAAACGCTGATGCATTATGCGGGTCGTAGCAAATGTATTGTATTTTTAAGTCGTAATCTTCTATCAGCTTTTTTAAGTACGCGATTATATATTTATAATCTGTTTTAATGCCGCCCATCGTTTCCGTGGCGGTTATCCAGCCACTTCGTACCCACATATCATAAGGTGCTTTATCTGTCTGCATATGCTCCTGTAGGCGATTTGCAGGTATAAAACTGTGCGCGTGTACAAAGTAATGTTTTTCTTCGTTTTGCGCTAAAAACGGTATTATAACCGCAAGTGAGGTTAAATCCCCGCCGCTTGATAAATCCAGTCCGATGTAGCACACTGCATCTTTGAAATCTTTCAGTGTTTTGTTCGTTTCCGACTTTATCCACCAGTCCATATTTTTTATATAGACATCGTCTGTGTACTGTATCCAACAATTCAGTTGCTTAACGATAAAATCCCTTAAATCATCGCCGCCTTTTTCCTTTGCGGCGGCAGCAACTGGTTTCATGTTTTCAAGCGCTTTCGGATTGTACTCTAACATTGGATTAGCTTTTACCCAATTGTCAGGATTCCAGATATCATCATTTTCGTTTAACTGTGCAATGTATACGAATTTGCTTTCGTTTTTAACTGTGCCTGTTGCAATTTGTTTGCAGTATTCATATTCCGCGTAACACGGACTTTTTAAGTCAAATCCCGCTGTCGTTATGATGCTTATCAGTGCAGAAGGTAGCATTTTTATGCCGCCTTCCAGTAGCTTAAACATCTGGTCTGTTTTGTGTGCGTGGTATTCGTCCACAATTCCAAGATAAGGACGAAAACCGTCAATGCTCTTTGTGTCACCGCTCAAAGCTTTTATTGTGCTTTGAGTAAGTTTGCAGTCAATTGTTGCATTATGTTCATGTATGTCAAAGCATTGTTTCAAATCCTCATCAGAACGGATAAACTTGACAATTTCCTTAAAGACAATTTTAGCCTGCTCTGTTTTCGTTGCTGTGCAATAAATCTGACCGTAATTGAAACCGTCGAAATTGCCATAGTATGCCGCCAAAATTCCGTTTAAAAACGACTTGCCATTTTGTCGTCCTAACTGGATGTAGCTTGTGCGATAACGTCTATCATTGCCGTCTTTTGTTCGCCAGCCGTTTAGTGAGCCTAATATAAAGCACTGAAATGGATACAGTTCTACCGGCTTTGGTTCTGTTCCCTCTGCGATTGTCAGCGTTTCCGCAAAACTGCATATCCGTTCCGATTCTTCTTTTGAAAAATAATATCTATATGGTGCTGCCTTTGATTTTTCAATATCGTCTAAGTGCCGTTTGCAGGCAGCTTTTACTAGTTCCCCGGCGGTTATCCTGCCCGCTAATACGTCACGGGCATATTGTGTTGCCCTATCCTGCATATGTATCCTTATGCGAATTTTGCAAATTTATTTTGTGGCTTTTCTTCCGCTTTCGGAACAACCAAGCGGCATCTGCTCGAAATTGTTAAACCGAAATCTGCCGCGCCTTGTCGACACTGTTTAAAATATCTATCCTGTAGCAGTGCCAGCCGCTCGACTTCCGGATTAACTTCTATTCGTGTCATGATATCGCCATCTTGATTTAGATACTCTTTTTCAATCATCATTTGCTGTTGATTTAGCAGCTGTGTAACTTCGACATATTTTTCTTGTGCAATCGTGAAGCGTGCCAAACTGTCAACGTCAAGATTGCTTATCAGTTCAATGTTCTGTAACTCTTTTGCAATCTTTTTAAATGTCTTTTTTTGTGTCGGTGTCAAGTAAGTGGGTGCAGTCACTTTATCCGCCGCTGCTTTAACTTCGCTTCTTTGCCGTTCCGCAATCTCTGCCTTCGTCAGATGTTTTTTCCCTTTCGCAACAACTAACTCAATCGGTTGTCTTTGTCCTGCCACTCGCTTTCACCTTCTTTCTTTTTTGTGTCAGATTCTGACACATCGCCTTTTTTTGTTTTTAAATTTTCCCGTGGGGAGTTTTCTCCAAGGAAAGGAGGATACGCGACTTTTGTTAATTCCTTAACAACTTTTTAATACTCCCCCTGTCCAGTCACTCCTGTGTCGTTCTCGCTGTGGTATTTCTCTATTAGTCTGTAAAGTAGCTGTTGCATTGCCTTTTTGTCCGCTGTGCTGCGGTCATAGGCGGCTTCTATCCTGTTGTGTGTGTCGCTGCTTAACGGGATAAGGTTATCCGCTTCAAGTCGCTTGTTCCAGTCGTCCGCAATAGGTACAATGTGATGTACCATGTCCGCGCCTTTTATTACGTGGTCTACATAGTACGCATATATGTCTATGTAGTCGAATCGTTGCAGTGCTTCGGCTCTTGTCTTGCGCCACGCTGTACATGTGTAGAAGTCTGCCGCCTGCTTATTGCGGCGGTGCTTGTTATATTGCATATGCCGGGACTGCTGCCCCTGCTGCCGTTGTTCGCACTCCTTACACATCTTTATGCCCTGCGGTATAATTGCCCCACATCTACATTTATGCAATAGCATTTCCTGTGCCCTTTCCTGCGCTGTACAGGCATACCCCTTAAACGCAATAAAAGACCGACAGCATACAACAATAGTTGTTGTGCTCTCGGTCTTCTTCGTAACTCTACAAGCTATATTCTATTTATATTTATACTTATTTAAAACCCTTGTTTTTTCCGCCTTTTTCCCCTTGTTTTCCCTCTGTTTTTCCCTATTTTTCTATATTTTTAATACAATTCATTATATTTTCTTACATCTTTTACAGTGCTTTTACACCATATAACTTCACTGCCATTTTCCTGTTTATCTCTTTTATCCAGTTCGCCGGGCTGTTTTTCCCACAGTTTAATTTTTCAGCGATGTCTTCCAGTGTCCTTTTATCTACATAACGCATTTTAAAGGCTTCATATTTGTACAAAAGCCCTTTTTTCGTGTATTCTTCTTTTACTTCTTCCATGGCGCGCTCGATGTTAATTATCATCATTGCTGTTTGCGCTTTGCTCTCTTTTATGCTTTTCAGTTCCGCATTTTCGCCCTTTAGTCTTTCATATTGTCTATATTTATCCGGGTTTATTTCCGTTTCTTCTGTAACAGCATTTTCTATGTACCTTTTCAATTCGCTGTATGATTCCATAAGTTGCCGCGTGTCGTTCCATGCCTTTTCTTTTTCCGTTTCTTCTTTTCCTCTTTTCATTCCTTTTTCCTTCTCCTTTTTTAATTTCAAGAAACCGCCACCTGTACAAACAGATAGCGGTTTCCCTTTTAATTATTTTCTTTTATAAACTCTGTCATGAAGTTGGTTACTGCTGCCGTTTGGCTCACTCCTGCCTTTTCACAGGCAGCGGCGAAATCGTCAGCAAGGTCCTTTTTCATTTTAAATCCTTTTGTAATTATGCCGGCTTTTTTCCGGTATCTTTCTGTTGCTTCGGTCTGTGCGTTTGGTTTACCTTTTGGCATTTTTAAACTCCTTTCTTGTCATTTTTATAGCTTGAATCAGTCCGTTCATTCCAGCTATCAATAGTATCACGCTTGTTGTTGCATTTTTGTTTGCCATAAACAGTACCCATGCAGACACTAAAAAAATTTTTGCTGTTTTTTTCATTTTTTATATAAGATGTGCTATAATAAGAAGTGTAAAAGGTCGGGCGGTTCCCCGCCCTTCCCTTTTACTTGAAAGCTTGGATTAGTTCGGATATTGCTGTTATCACTGCGGATATTGAGCCTACCCCATAAAAGATGATTTCAGCTTTTATCCGAACTATTTCTAACTTCTCCAGCTTTTTCTTCTTAGACATCTTTTTTCCTCCTTTCCTTAACTTATGTATTTATTATACCATAGGGTTACCCTTATGTCAATACTTTTATTATTTTTTCTTTTATTTTTTAATTATTCGCTTATATATTTAATTGTCAATGTGCTTTGTGTCTTTCATTTTTCCTTGCCCGTTCGTGGGCTTTGCTTCTTTTCCTTTTTGCTTCACTTCCTTTCTGTTCGTTTACGAAAAAGGCAAAGGGTCGGCGCTTGCTTCTATTGGCATAAATCCGCTGTTTTCTGCTGCCGCCGATTCTTTCTTCTGCCCTGCATTATTGCTTTCTGCTGCCTGCTTGGATTCTGCAAACTCCGCAGATTCAACAACAATATCTGTTGTATATACTCTTTGTCCTTCCCTGTTTGTATAACTTCCCGTCTGTATTCTTCCCTCTATGGCAAGCTTTACTCCTTGTCGTCCGTATTTTTCGATAAACTGCCCGATTTTTCCAAAAGCTACACAACTAATAAAATCCGCTGTCTGCTGTCCTTCCTCTCTTTTTATTTTCCTGTCTACGGCAAGCGTAAACCGGGATACTGCCATTGGTTCATCCCCGTCTGTATATCGAGTTTGTGCATCCCTTGTCAGCCTGCCTATTAATATCGTTTTATTCATCTTTGTACCTCTCTTTTAATCCCTTTGCAATTTCTAACTGCCTTTTTAATATTTCCTGTTCTTCTTCCATGTAGTTCTTTTTTAATTCCACAGCTTTAGAATACTTATATACTTGCTGTAGTCTTTTGCGCTTCTGTATTAATTCCCTTTGTTCCTCGTTAATGTATGTTATTGTGTATTTTGCTTTGCAATGCGGACAGATAAAAAATATTTCTTCGATGTCCTTACCATTTTTGTCTTTTGCTACTACCCGGCTTTTTCCCCAGGCTTGGTGTTCTTTAATCTCTTTACTGCACTTATCGCATATTATCATTTTTGTTTTCTCCTACAATTTTGTTTATATATTCATTTGTCTTTTTTAATTCTTCTTCTGCCTGCTCCTTTGTAAGGTATACGCTTTTGCCGATGCTTTTCCTTGTACAGCTTCCGGTTATATTCCCTGTCTTATTAGAAAAGTAGAACACTATTTCGTTTTTGTCCTGCTTTTCGGTTAAGACTTCCGGGACTGGTATAAATCCTTTTCCGTATCCGCTGGAATATCCTGTTATTTCGTATGCTGTTACCGTTTTGCTTTTCGGCGTTACAATATATACTGTATCTCCTATCTTGCATGGTAATTCTATCAAATTCTTTATTGCTTCACTGTGTGCCTGTCGTTTTATCATTTTGTATGTTTCCCACCTCAAAATACATTCATCGGAATCCGGTATACATATACATTTACTGTTCATCTTGCAATTTTTACATTTTAACGTCATTTTTTCTTTGCTCCTCTCAATTCTTTCAGCTTTGCTTCTGCTTCGGGTCTTGTGAGAAATACTGTTTTGCCAAATTCCATTACATCAATTTGACCAGATAAAGTCCTGTCATCCGATTCATAATCGCAAAACAGTATAGTTTCTCTATTTTTAAAACAATCCAAATGGAAGTCCTTAACTGTAAACTTGTCTACATCTTTTCCAAATCCTGCAAAATCAAGAAAAATTTTATCTCCCACCTTGCAAGGCAACTTAATAAGCATGCCCTGTTCCTCTAAGTCTTCATATTCTTTTAGCTTCTCCCTTAACTCAGCCATAGCCCATAAGTTACGATAGAATACAGCTAAAAGTCCTATTGTGTCACTCACTCCAACTGACAACATTTCAGCCATATACTGGTCAAATCTCTCATCTGACATATAAGATAAATCTTCATCACACATATCTTTGACAAGTTTTCTAACGAGCTCTCTGCTGTCAATATCCTGCTCATAATCCCTATATCTTGCATTGTGTTTTTCATCTATGTAACAACTGTTCTGTGCCAATTCAAGCATATTCATATCAGATGTTGTCTTGTTACTTGTTAATCTCTCCATTTCTGCTCCTTTCTTTGCACTTCCCAGCTTTGCCGCAACCATATATATACTGTCCTTGTGCGTTTTTTCCTAACTTTATGCGGAATAGGCAGGAATCACAGTACCTTTGTAGATTATTAATGTTTATGCTCTCTGTCTTCATCTGCTGTCCTTCCTTTATTCGTCTTTAAGCCCTAATATACAATATCCGTCCTGTAATCCTGTAAACTCTTTAAGCATGTACGTTATAAGCTTTCTGCACGTTCTGCCCGTTTCTTCTCCTGCTTCGTATTCGTGTAGTTCCAGTATCTCCCCAACTTTGTAATTTCGGTCATTCTTGCGCAGTTCAAACGTTTTTACGTTGTTCTTTACGTCTTCAAAAAATTCCTTGCCGATTTTAATATCATGTACCTTTTTTTCTTTCTCGCTCGGAAGTGTCTTTATCATTTCCGTTTCTTCCTGCTCTTTTAACTTCCTTGCCGTTTCCCGGTCAATTTTTTCCTGTTCTTCGTTGTATCGCTGTTCTGCCGTCTTCTGTGCTTCTGCTCTGTTTAAATACCGGTCACAGCTTCGACATGTCCCAGTTTTAACATTGCAACTTTCATATCGTGCGCAGCTATAGCACAGGGAAGTTATGCTTTCCGGGTGCGCATCTTCGTATTCGTCCGGGTCTTCTTCCGGTTCGTCCGGTACTTCTTCCGTTTCGTTTTGTGTCTTTTCCGTTTCGTTTTGTGCCTTTTCCGTTTCATTCGGGTTTTCTTCCTGCATTTCAATTTGTCCTGGTATCTGTTCACCGTCTGTCTGCTGCCGGTTATTTTCCTTGGCTTCTTTAATTTCTTTAAACGTCAATCCGCTTTCCTCGTATTTTTCTAACATGTCGTTTTGTTCTTCCTCTGTCATGCCGCTAAGTTCGTAAGCGGCGGAAAATGTCAATCTCCCCTCTTTTAGTTCTTCCGTAAATTGGGGGATAAGGCGCTTGTTAATGCTTTCTATCTGCGCAATTTTGGTTGTCGGCATTTTTAACATATCCGCTATTATGTCCCGCAGTCTTCCGCTATCCAGCTTGTACCCCTGTAAAGTCAAGCCGTCTTTTTTCATTTTTTGTAAGGTTTCTTTCAATCGCTGTTCTTCTTCCAATATATCTTTTGCAGTTTTATTGCGGTATGTATTCGCAATAATAAGTTGCACGATTTCCTCGTTTTCCTCTGCCGGTGTTTTTACTTGGCAGGAAACGAACTCAAATTCTTTATGTCCCTGCTCCGTTAAAAGTTTTAACGCTCTCCACCGTCTTTCCCCGGCAATAAGTCGATAATCCCCGGATTCGCTCGGCGCGTATACTACTGTTAAATTTTCTAATAATCCTACCGCGTAAATATCTTGTGCAAGCTGTTCTATATCCGGCATACTATAGAAATTCTTTGCATTGCTGTATATTTTATTAATGCTTATATCCTTTACCCTAAATCTTGCTTTTGGTGTGTTGTCTACTGCTGCCGCCTGCGTGTTCTTATTAAGTGCGTCTATTACATTCCATGCCATATCCTTATCTCCTCTCACTACTCCGTAAATTCTATTACAATTTCTTTCAATTCTTCCGCTGTCAGGCTTTTTATAGCTTCGTCCTGTTGTTGTATTTCATGTTCATTTTTACATCCCCTTTTTATATTTCTTTTAAAAGTTCTTCTGTTACCGCTCTATAGTCCTGTGTTGCTATGCAGTTCTTCGCAAATGCAGGAAGTGGCACATGTGCAATTGTAGATTTTTCCGCAACTACAGACCGCCGCACTGCCGTAGAAAAACAATTAAATTCTGCTGCCGCCCATTCCTTTACCTGTGCAGTCGTTTTATTCTTCTGCTGCATTGTCAATAATACTTTCGTTTTTATATCCGGGTTTAACGCTCGTAATGTTTTTATCTGTTCATTCGTGTTTAACGCTGCTTCTACCTCGAACCCGCCGACCTTAACCGGTTCGATTAGCATATCCGCCGCCGTCAATACGTTTGTTACAGTCATGTCCATTAAAAGTCCACAATCTACAATGCAATAGTCATATGCGTTCTGCGCTTCTTCCATAGCCGCCGCGAACCGTGTAACTTGGTTCTGCTGTTCTGTAAGCATAAGATTCATATTAGTTCGCATCAAGTAGCCGTTTGCCGGGATAATGTCGATATTGCTATATATTGTTGTCTGTATCAAGTCCGCTGTCGAATATGCTCCGCCGGTTGTTCTATGATTTTCTAACAGTTCCGCCATTCCCTGCCCTTCCTCATCGTACCGACTATACAGCATGGATATATTGCCTTGCTGGTCCGCATCTGCAATCAATACTCTTTTTCCTTTTTCCTCTCCTAAAATGTAGGCTATTGCCGCCGCTGTCATCGTCTTCCCGATTCCGCCTTTTTGGTTCATTACTGCTATTATTTTCATGCGTTTGCCCTCGCTTTCTTCCCTTTGTTTTATGCTGTCGCAATTATTGTTTCGTAACTTTCTAATTCTTCCAACGCTCTTTTATAGCACTGTGTTTCATTTTCTTCCTGTACATCTACAACTACAGTTTTGCCGCTTAATGTTTCACGGTATATTTTTATTTCCATCCCTCTTGCACAACTCATGTCATATAGGCGCATATTGTAGATTTTGCGCATTTTTATGTATTTGTTGTAAAATGCGCGCATTGCGTTTTTATAGTCCTGTTCTTCATTTTCCATCGTCTGTCCTTTCCCAGCCGTCTTTTAAATACAACATAACTGTGCCATCGTCATTATTTTCTTGAAAATGTATATATTCTTTTCCAATTGCACTTATATATTTTTCTGCTTCTTCTTCAGAGAAGCACAATACACTATCCATTTTTATTTTTCCTTTCTCTGCCTTGTCTGTTTCAGTTCTCCGTTTTTTATAACGCTGTTATTCGGCATCGTCATCTGCTGCCGTGCCGTTCCGTTTTCTTCGTTTCCCGGTGTGCATAACTGCAAATACTCCCGCAGGATATTAACCGCATCTGTTGCTGTGTAACAGGTTGCCGTATAGTGTCCAGCTGCCGCCATATCATACAAAAATTCTTTCTGTGCCTGTGTCCGTGTACCGTCCCCGAACTTCATTTCGATGTACAGCCCGCAGTATTGCCCTTTTGGGTATGGCAGGCACAAATCTGAAACCCCAGCTTTTACTCCCATTTGTTTAAGTTTTACCGCTTCAACTTGGTTTCTGCTGCCGCCGTTTGGCACATGGTGCAGCCATTTTAATTCGGGATACTGGCGCATGTGCCAGCGCGCCCACTCAACAACGTTTATCTGTTCCGTATCTTCGGAACGTTTCGCATATCTTACATTCATGCTTTTGTCCTCTCTTTCCTCTCTTTCTTTGGTTTACTTCTGTCCTGTATTTTTTATTCAACATTGTATTGGTTTTGCTTCCTGCGTTACCGGCTTGTACATTCTTGCGTAGATATAGAATCGGCGGTTTATGTCGTTGTAACGGATTTCATACTCGCTTAGTTTGTAGCCGTCCTTTTTGTACCATTTATTTAATTTGTCTTCGATGTTCGCTCTACCGGTAACTATTTCGTTTATGTCCTTCTGTTTAAACTTATAGTGGTTTTTCTTAATGTTTGGCTTTTTAAGTCCTTTGCTGGCGCTCCATGTCTTTTGATACTTGCCTTTTTCTTCTTTGGGCTTAGTTATGTACTTAGACAGTCCAACAAGTCCATTTTCGTCTTTGTGCAGGCGGCGGACTTGGTTTCTTCTGCCTTTCTGCCATATCCTCTCTACATCGTCCAATGACATATCGCCGTCCAATACGATATGATGATGCCATCGCCCTTTTGCGCCGCACTCCGTTACATACACATAACGCAGATTCGGCAAGCCGTCTTTTTTTCTTTTCGTGTTAAGACGGCGGATATAGTTCTTTATATCCTTTTTTGCCTGCTCCATAGTTTCCGGGCTATACTCATCTGTGTAATTTAAGGTCGCCCAGATGTCGTCGTTGTTAAAATTTGCAATTATAGTACGCTCACACATTTTGCGGCTGTTCTTTTCGTTCAAATTGTGCTGTGCCCGTCTTTGCCGCTCAATCTGCAACTCTGTCTTTACACTTTTATATTCCTGTGGTGTAAATTCGGGATATACTTCCACTTCAAGTTGTTCAGCCGCTCGAATCTCTTTAGTTGCATATATAGATTTAACTATGCCCTGTTGCCACAGGCGTTCTATGTGGCTATCTTTCATGTCTTTAAGATATTTGTCATAGAGTGCTTCATAGTCATAATCTATATACTGCTGTCTTTTCTTTTTGTTCCTCATGTCTGTACCCTGCCCGCATATTATGTATATAAAAATTGGATAACGTTGATTTGTTACTATCCATTACAAGCCCGAAAAAAAGTATTTTGGGGGTGGGTGCTGCATTGACATTTCGTCAAATGTGCGATATACTAATACCGTACTTATTGTTGTTACACAATGTAGCAACCCCTAACGGCACCCGGATTATTCCGAGTGCCGTTCTCCTTTTTACGATACCTTTTCGATGGTATCTTTCTTTCTTAATCCCTTGTACTCAACTTTTACACCGTTGTCCCTCTGGCTAAGGATAAGGGCGATTGCTCTATATGCCTTTTCCGGGTTTGGTTTGTTTTCCGGGTTGTTTGGGTTTCTGTATTCTTTTAATTCTGTTTTCATATGTTTTGCTCCCTTCTTCATTTCGTGTATATGTACACGTATTTAATTAGTCTGTACGCTCTCTCAAGCTGCTGTGGTGTCATTCTGCTCAATATTCTGTACGCTTTGTAAATTCTAAATGCCATATTTTGTTCTCCTCTTGCTGTTACGTACATTTTGTTTATGAACATTCTGTACGTTTAATTTAATCCAATAATAACGTACAATCTGTTCATAGTCAAGTTTTTTTAGGAGGATTGCAAAATGTTTAATAATAGGCTTCACGATTTGCGTGTCTACCGTGGCTTTACTCAACAATTTATGGCGGATTCTATTGGTGTTCAATTGCGTGCTTACCAATTCTATGAAAGTGGCGACCGTTCACCATCTTTGGATACTCTTGTTAAAATTGCCGATGTTCTGAAAGTTCCTACCGACTATCTACTTTGTCGTGATGATTTTCTTCATTCTCTCGGAGTATCCGTTGATGTATGTTTAAAAGGTCTTCAAGCGAATCCCAAATAATGAAGTCGCCTGTCCGTTCCCCGGCTTCAATCATCTGGTAATATCTCAATCCGATATTTAGCTTATCTGCAACTTCCTGTTGTGTCATGCCCGCCGCTTGGCGGGCTTCTTTTAATTTCCTGCGCATCTTCTTTTACGCTCCTTTTTTTGTCGCTTTGTCCGCTGTTTGGAATTCCGATATATTGTATGCATCCATCCCTCTACCGTCCGCAAATCCATATTCCCGATTCGCGCCGCGCGAATCTTTCCAGCCGTCCAGCATAACTATGCAATCTGCATAGTCCAGTAATTCCATACACAGATTCATACACTGGTCGTATGTCAAGACATTTTCTAACGGCTTTAACACTTTTGCGGGATTTATTACATTAAACCCGCAAGCCTTTATTTTCTGCTCTGCTTCTTCAAATTGCTGCATATAATTTTCGTTTCCCGTTACCGGTCCCGAAATGTATGCCCTTGTTTTTTCTTCTTTCATATTTGTCTGTCTGCCTTCCTTTTCTATGCAATTACTGTAATTTCTTTATCTGTACGGTTGTAATAAAATACGCTGTCTGTGCAACGCATATTGTTTGCATCTTTGTATTTGCTAAGTATTTCTCTATAGCCACTGTCGCAAATGCTTTTCAATCCTTCCGCATCGTTTCCGGTCGCCCGTGATGCAATCGCTTCATCTTTTGTCGGGAATATCACTATTAAATCATCGTTTATCTGGTCGGCTATATCTGCCAGTACATTTTTATCCAGCCCGAACATTGCGCCATCATTCCCCCACTTTGACGTTATTATGTAAAAATCTTCTTTCATTCCGAACTGCCATTCTTTTTTCCGCATTGCTGCCATAGCTTCCGCGATTTCCTGCGGTGCTCCGTGCTTTTTCAATTCGTATATCGCCTGTTTTTCGATAAAATCCGCGCTTGCCGTAAACTGCGGTTTTAAAATCCGGGTGGTGTTCTTCTGCCCTGCTTCGTACAGGTCAGATTCTGTCATTTTCAGCATTTTCATAACTTCACCTGTTATTTCAATGCCTGCCTGTTTTTCATCGTCGGTGTGCAATACAAGTCTGTACACCATTGCCATGCCGTAATATTCCCGGTACGGTCTATCTTTTAACATGGCATCGTCAAGGCTCGTAAGATAGTATATTGTGTTGTCCTGCGGCTTTGCTGCTTTAAAAAATTCTTTAAGAGTTGTGTTTTTGTCTGTTATCATTTCAAAAACTTTGTTTTTTGTCGCTTTTTCTGCTTCGATATACTGCTCTGTCATTTTGTCTACAAGTGTTTCAAAATCCACGTCAGTATTTTCATATACTCTATATACTTCATACAGATTCGCCGCCGGAGAAATTCTCCTTTTATTCGCCTGTGGCGGCGGTGCAACCGTGAATCTGTCGCTTTTTATTGTGTCGCCGCCGATTACCATAACTGTATAATCTGCGTATTCTGACGGCAGTTTTTTCTTTACTTCTTCGCATATTCTTGTTTTAAATTCGTTGTACTTCATTTTCATTTTTTGTACCTCTCTTTGTTTTTTATTAAGCGCGCTAATCGGGACAACCGGAATCGAACCGGTTTTCAAAAGGGCGGGTGTTGCGCGAGGGGGAGAGTTGCAACATTCCTTTTGGTTTTACCTTTAAACTAATCCCGTGAGCCGCATAACAGTGGTAACACAGCACCGTTATGCGCTGTTGCGATTCTTTTATTTTGGCGGTGGTAGCTGTCTAGATATCTTTTTTCATCGCCAAAATGGGGGGAACTACCGCAACGAAACCCGAAACCCGGCGCAACGTTTGACCGCTACGCGGGTACTGAATACATTTACTTTTATCTACTTTACTTTATTTACTTTTTGTTTAAATTTATTTATTTTTGTTGTTTTTTTGTTGTGTTTGCTCCTTTTTTCTTTTTTATTTGCTATAATCTGCTGCCTTATTGATTACTTTCTGCGGTACATCGTGAACTGGTCGCACCGCATACGTTTCTCGTTTGGTGCTACTCTTTCGTAGCCGGGAACTGGTAACATTGCCGCTACTTCTTCCGGGTAAGCCTGTGCGGCAATAATGCTGCCGATGATAACAAGGGTTTTACCGGTTGTGCCATACTGCTCTGCAAAATCTTTTTTAATTTCTGCGATAATCGCCGCGCCTTCCGCTGTCGGCTCGAATTTTTGTTCTGTATAGATTCCGCCCCAATAAATTTGTGTTGTGCTGGCATTAATTAATTTGTCCGGGTTATTTTCCACCGTTACAAGTTTACCGTCCGTATCCTGCATTGTTATATTGTGTGGTGTTGTATTTGCCACTACTACATCATTTTTAAACTTATAAAATTTTGTCATATTTTTTTACCTCTTTTTTCTCATTCTTTTTTCTGTCTTTTCATGCCGCTCGGCACCGATTGCATCAAGTGCCTTTTCGGTCTGTTCTGTTGCTTCTTCGTCAAGTATTTTTCTAACAACGGTTAGACTAATTTTCAGTGCTGCCGCAATCTGCGGCGCTGTGTACTTGGCTTTATGCAGCCGTTTTATTTTCTCGCGCATTTTTCTTATTTATCCGCCCCCTTTCTATCTTTTTATGTTTTCTGCAATGCGTTTGCTTGCTTCTGCCGCATTTGCAAACGCATTACCCAGCGTTTCAAAAATTTTTGATACAATTTTATCTAAATAAGCTTTTCTTTCTTCTGTCATTTTTTCACTGTCCTTTTTTTAATAGTCTGCCGCAATAATTTCTTTTGCTTTCTGCGTTGTTTCGTCAAGAAGCTTTCTTAATTCTTCTGTCGCTTTTTCGCTGTAGATTCTGTCCGCCTGCATCACAATGTTAAATTTGTTTGCAAATCCGAACCCACGTATTCCGTCTTTTCCCTTATAATAATGTAACGTTCTTTCTTCCCGAAACACTTTCGCTGTTTCGGAAAATATTACTTTCTTATCTTCCATTTTGTCCCTTTCGTTTGCCTTTTACGACTTTAAAAGCCACAAACAAGCACATCACTTTTTTAAAATGTTCTTTTTGCGGCGGCTTCTTTTAAGATGTCCGCTGCATCTTCTAAGATTAATACTGCTTTCTCTACTGTAAGCGGCTCCATTTCAAACAGGGTTGTTATTGCCTTTTTTGTCATTTCTCTTGCTTTTACATCCTGTTCAAAAATAAGATTCCCATGTGTTATGCGCGGGTCCTTTTCGCATAATCTAAGGATTCTCGCCCTTGTTTCCGGGTCTACTCCCTCGGCTTCTGCTGCCGGTTCTTCATCATTCTTTACCGGTTCTTCATCAAGTTTTTTCAATCTCTCTCTCAACTCGATAATAATGCTGTCATCAAGTTCATTAAGCACTTTAGCTGCTCTATCCGGATGTCCTGCGATGTGCAATCTTTCCGCTTCCTGCTCTATCTTTGTTCTTCTCTTTTCCTCATCAAAAATGCAGTTTAAGAGAATCACTCTTTCTATTTCCTTTTCCCGCTTTGTCATTTTTTTGTCCTTCGTCATCGGATTCACCCTCTTTCCTTTATCTATGCCGATTTATTAATCTGCTGCGCCAATGTCATGCCGACCATTACGTTTTTTACTGCTTCCCGGTTCTCTTTTGTCAGCTGTGTTACCAGCTGTACAAATTCTTTTACGTCTTTCTTCTTTGTTTCAAGTTTTCCTTCCATACTCTTTCACTTCCTTTCTTTTGCTGGGCGGCTTGTCCGCCGCCCTTATGGCTTACGGCTTACAGCGTTTCAATAAACTCTGTAGCCGCCTTAATTGTTTTGAATGTCCGGGACTTTTTGAATCCCTCGCCTTCACATACATTGACGTGATAGCAGCCTTTAGTTCCTGTCATCTTTGTAATGGCATATCCTTTAATTGTTTTTACTGTTTCGTACATTGTTGTTCTCCTCTCTGTTTTATTGCTCTCTGTTTTCTACTCTGTAGACATTATAATCTACATTGTAGAACTTGTCAATACTTTTTTGTCTACTCTGCAAACTTTTTTATTGACTAGCTATTTTGTGCATGTTATATTAATAAATGAATTAATACGAAAAGAGGTGATTATGCAAATGACACAAGGCGAGCGTGTAAAAGAGATACGCAAGTCGTTAGGGCTTACGCTTGAAAAATTCGGTGAAAAACTGGGAGTTAAAAAAGGGGCTATATCTGCCATTGAAAATAATAATCGTAATTTGACCGAACAAATGGCAAAATCCATCTGTCGTGAATATAACGTAAATTACGATTTTTTGACGTATGGTGACGGTGAAATGTTTGACGATTTGCCGCAGACGGTGATTGATGAATTATGTGCGCAATACAATTTGAGCGATTCCGAAAAGGCAATTATTGAAATGTATGTATCATTGCCGGAAGATTTCCGGCAGCTTTTAAAGGAAAGAGCAACAGAATTGTTGCATAAGCAAGGTTGGACGAAAACAGAATAATAAAAGCCGGGTGCTCCTCTTATTAGAGTGTTCCCGGCTTTTTGCTTTTATTGCTGTTTTTTTCATAACAAACGCGGGTTATTTTACATTTTTCTACATTTTAATACAAAAATCCCCTTGTTTAGGTTTTTTATGTCATCATATCCAATTTTCATGATATAATCAAATCGGGAATTGTTTAAATATTTTAAACAGGGAGGATTTAATATGCATTATGACTTTGTAGCAATTGACTTTGAAACGGCAACACCCGAAATGAATAGCGCGTGTGCTGTCGGCATCGTATGTGTGGACAATTTTGAAATTGTTCAAAAAGATTATTTTTTAATTCAGCCGCCCGGCAATGAATATTCACCGTACAACACCGAAATTCATGGGCTTACTTCGGAGGATACGAAAAATGCCCCGCAATTCGATTCTATATGGAATCAAATTGCATATCTGTTTGACGGCAGTGCCATCATAGTTGCACACAATGCCCGCTTTGATATGTCTGTATTAAAAGCTTGTTTTGATACATACTCAATCGTTCCACCGGATTTCACTTATATAGACAGCATAGCAATTACCAACCGGCAAATCAGTGACAAGAACATTTCTGGTTCTCTTGAAGCGCGGGCGCAATATTTTAATGTTCCATTAGAAGAACACCATAATGCACTTTGTGATGCTGTTGTTTGCGCTAAAATTTGCATTGCGGCTGTGCGAATGACGAACAGACATTCGTTACACACTTACTGTTTTACTTATCGTACCAGAACTATGCACCAGTTTTCTGAATTAAAACCAATGTTGCGATTTAACCGCCCTCATTATATGGATTATAACGAAAAAGATATTAAAGCGGCTGACTGTGCTGTTAATGAAGGCAATCCGCTATATGGTAAAAATGTCGTTTTTACCGGCGAATTTTCTACAATGACACGAAATGCCGCGGCACAAAAAGTAATTGATGCCGGTGGTTTTGTTAAAAGTGGAGTTAATAAAAAAACTGACTATTTATTTATTGGTGTGCAAGATTCTAATGTTGTTGGTGAAACTGGGCACAGTACAAAAGAGCGCCGAGCAAATGAATTAATTGCGAGCGGTGCGGATATTAAAATATTTAACGAAAAGGACTTTTTAAATATGCTATATAATAAAGGTCAATAA